CTTTGTCCGAATGCCTTGCGGCGTATCACTGGGTTTTATTACGAGATAATTGCATTACATTTCACTACAAAAATCTCGGTATACTCTGATTTTTTATCAGAATCTTCTATTCCTTATCAACCGTTCTGCGCTGTGGGATTTTAGTTCCGTAGGCATCGGTGACAAGTTTGTTGCGTAACTCAGCCTCAGCCTGGGCTTCGATTCCCTTGGTCTCTTGGCTTGCTAGGTTCTCTGGGTTGGCTGGGTCTGGTGCTCCCATCATGCCATCACCCATCACATCCCCATCACCCAACATCGTTGGCTGCATTGGGATAGCAGAGTTGCCATCAGGTCCTGGCATCATGCCAGTCATATCCATAATCTGCTTCTGGATCTGAATCTTTACTAGTTGTAGAGCGCCATCAGCCTCAGCATCAGCAATAAGTTCTTGACGAATCTCCTGCAACTTCTCCTCTGGGAATTCCTCACCAAGAGTACGAAGTGCACCTTCTTTAGACTCAAGACCCATACCCAACTTAGTCTGGATTTCGTTGAGTGCAATCAACTTATCAAGAGGTAGTGGTTGTGGGAAGTGAGCATAGTTCATGTACGAAATTGGATCATTAGGATCAAGTTGCGCTAACTGGCCAGGCTTAATTGGTCCATCAACATCTGGGTTGTACAGCATAGTCTCTGGCTCTTTGAGGTAGAGAGTACGAAGTGCTCACTCATTGATGTTTTCAATACCTTTACCATATTGAGCAATCTTCTGTGAGTAGCGATTCATCAATGGCTGATACTGAATAGAAAGTGCTACACCTGAAGTGTTAGAGATTGCTTGAACTTGTCCCAGTGCGGTTTCTGGGATGTTCATAATTTCGTGCATTGAGCGCTTTAGAAGTTCAAGATACTTCAAAGCACCATCAATACCTTGGGCGCCGCCTTCAAGATTGAAGACTTGAGCATCTTTTGGAAGACCGCCCCAAACCTTCTTAGCACCCTTTTCCAAGTTAGAGGCTTTAGCACCCACGATCACCGTTACAGGTGATGCGTGGTAGTTAATGATGTCAGCGACATCAGTGCTAATTTCGTTGTATGCACGGTTGATAGTGATGATGTCGTGTGCGTCCGAGAGACCCCACGGCGATCCTGAAACAGGAACATTAGGTATGTGTACCACTGGAACTAATCCAAGTGGATTTGGACGAGAGTCAATTAACTCATCGTTGACGTACTCTTCAATAACGTCGTCAGTCAAAATTTCAGTGTAGGTAAACACTTGACGTGTACCTTCTAGTGATGTTCCCCAGAAACGATACTTCTGCTTAAAACGCAATAGGCGTGTTCGATCGTGTGGGTGGAATTCAGGGAAACAAAAAGAGGAGTTCATTGGCAGTAGACGAACACGACCAGGATGGAAATGTCCTGCAGAGTCTGTCCATGGCTCTTCATATGCGATCTTTACAAAACAATCGCCAGTGATACCGCCTTGTTGCCCCATCTCAAGTAGAACACGCATCTTGTCATTGTCTACTTCCCAGATACGCTCTAAGCGGTCTGGAACAATTGCTTCTGTTGCTTTAGGTGAACGGAAGTGTAGACCGTTACCAAATGAAAAACGTGAAAGGTAATCATTGAATGCACGATAGTAATTAACTGCAATCTGCATTTCGCCTTGCTCACGACGGTAACCCCAGTGATGACCAAGGTACATTGCCCAGTTAAGTGAGTAGCGGTTGAGTCGGGGACCGTGTACTTCAAACTCTTCGTCAGCAAGTTCTACTAAACCAAGTGGCGAAATAGAGATTGTTAAATCGCTAGACGCTGCTCTATACGAGGGAGGGCTAAAGTCAAGAAATGACATTACTTCTTCTTCTTATCTTTCTTAGCGTCTTTTTTCTCTTCCATGTGTTTAGATTTTTCTTTGTCGGCTTTCTTCTTTTCCATACCTGCACGACGTGTTGCTTCAGTGGTCTCAATAAACTGTCCACCTGATTGAACGTACTTCTTGTGCACCCATGCTGATGCACCTGGATTTGGATATGACGAATACTTAGCACGAGCCATAGCAACGATCGTTGCATATAACTTTGGGTTTGCGGGTTTTCTCATATCTCCTCCAAGGATAGCCTAACCACCCTCACACTAGTGCAAGGGTGGGTCGGCGTACTTATTAAACTATTAGTCGTTTACGACTGTTGGTGACATACGTTGTGTACGTCCACCTGAACGAACTGCAGTCTCAAATTGAGCGCCTGAGTAGTCATTCATTGTTCCGTGTGCGAACTCATTTAGATAGGTTGGTGCTTCTGTCCATGATGCTGATCCGACGTGTGCACGGTCTGAAAGAGTTTCAGCCGCAGTCTTCTGCCACACTGGTGCGTTACGGTTTGGACGGCCAGGTGCTGTTGCAGAACCTGACATCACTCCTACCTGGAAATCTTCTGGCACATCTGTGTCAGTTGCGACTCCTTCTTCAAAACGTAGTGGTCCACGGCGTGTTGCGTTGCCAGACTCTTTCATTTCGTAGATCTGAGGTGCACGCTCTGGAAAGCGAGGTGCTGGTGAGATTGTCATATTTACTCCTTAAGGATGTATTGGAAAGGCCTTTTCCTAGTACATAGTTTCCACCTTTTTAGGCGGTCTATGTTGTTCAACTAGAAAAAAGGATTACTTGAGGCGACAACTTCTGGCATGACCAAATCCTTAGTTAAGGAGCAGGCGATAGCCAAAGAATCCACAAAGTCATCGTGTGCATAGGATTCATCAGGGGCGGCAACTAAGAAGTTAGGTCCTTTGTATTGCACTTCTGCATCCACCATCTGCTGGTAAAAACGCTTCCAGGTACGAAGTCTGCGTGTTTTTGCATGGGCTGGCCATGCGAGCATCTTGCGTTGGATTAGTGCTTGAAGATGCTTCCAACGACCAGACTGCTCACTAGGACTAGAGGTTAACGACATCACCTCTGCTCTAGGTATCAATAACTTAAGACGTTGTGCAACAGCATCTCCTACACCGTTGGCGTCTACACCGATAGCAAGGACGTCGTAGTTACTGAGGAAGTTGACGATCTGGAAGTACTGTTCTTCCCAGTCGTCTCCCTGCATCTCTAACCAGTTAAGGACTCTGTGATCAAAATAACCAAACTCATCAGGACGATCCCAATCAACCCAAACCACAGTAACGACTGTAGAGTCAGTTTTACGAGCAGGGTCGATTCCGACAACGACTGGGGTTTTATGCCATACCTTAACCAGTTCCTGAGAAGTGTCCCCCAGGTCGTCCATAATGTTCGAAGTAACAAACATGCCTCGCTCAAGAAGCCATTTGCAATTGTACGACATTTGAAATTCATCTGATTCCTCACCGATTCTTAGCATTTCTTTTCTAATGAACTTTTCATAATTATCATTATATTTTGCAACATCTTTCCAGTCCCATTGGAAATGGTTCTGTCTATTGCCACGAGTCGTTTGACGACGTCGGTTCATCTGAATTGCTTTGTAGAAGTTGTTCTTGCTTGTTGTAGGTGTTCCAGTCTTTACCATTGTTCCTGCGTAGTATGCAAGCATCGGAGAGATTGACTTAGATACAACAAAGTCATCTGCCTCTTGGCACTCATCAATAACAATTAAATGGAAAGACTTAGACTCAATCTTTGCACGAGGGTTTGCAGTCATCATCGTAATAGTAGAGCCTGACTTCTTTAATTTGATCTGACGAGTTACACCGCCTACACGAGCAGTTGAGTCATCAATCTCAGGATCGCCAAGGATCTCTAGTGCACGCTCAGAGGTAAGGCGAGTTACTGTTCTACCAAATAGTGTTTCAGCCTGTCCTTCAGTAGGTGCAAATAGACCTACCCATAAACCGTCTTTAAACTTACCAAGTAAGTCTGGGTATAACTTTGCAAGTCGTGGAAGTAGCACCATCAGTGTGGCTACTGTGTCAGCAACAGTTTCTGACTTTCCTGACTGACGTGATGCAAGGGCTGTAATCTCTTCGCCATCGTTAATGATGACGGACTCAATAATACGTCGTGCTAGTGGCTTTTGGTACGGGTGCAGATCATGACCAACAAGGACCTTAAGAAAGTCCATAATCTTTTCAATAAGTTTGTCAACAAATTGCTGGGACAGTTCATCCAGCGGTTCGTCTACTGGCTCAGTATCACCCTGTTCATCATTCTGATAGAACTCAGGGCTGATTTCCTCAAACTTATCTTGATCCACTGTCATAGGGAACTCTGAGAGCGTCGCTTTAACTCTTTGGCAATCGCGTAGAAGGCTTCAGCGCCCATCACTACCTCATCAAGGTCTGCTTGACTCTGATGTCTCTGCCATGTGGATATGTTCTTGCCTATTGTAAACATTGCTTGCTCCATCCATGAGATCAAATCTGGAGTAGAGACCATCGACACTCGCTTCTCGATCCGAGTCTGGGGCTGGTGTCCAACCTGCTTCTTCCGTAAAATCATCGTATGTAACTTCCCGTCTTGCTAGTGCTCCGCTTAGTGCTTCTTCTTCCTCTTTCATGTCTCCCCACTTACCTAAGACTAATCCATGGTACTTGGGTAATCGTACTATGAACGGAGTAGCAGTTCTGTACGGTTCTTCAATTTCTTGGCTCCAGCCACGTACAACAAGTTTATTGCCCCACTCATAGGGGAATCTAGTCACTTGCATGAATAGTGGTCCGATGTTGTGTACCTTTGGCATTTACTTCTTTCTGGATGAAGTGCTGTACTGCTTTCCACGACTGCTTGTCTGAGAGATACGAGCATAACGGTAGAACTCTTTACGCACACCTGCTGGGATAGAGCGAACATTAGCAGGTCCACGAGGTTTAAAGTCTAAGTACTTGTAAATGTATTGGCCCTTTGAGACACGCTTCTTGAAGTTTTGCCATTCAGAAGCAGTTACTTCATAGTAGTTGTAGAAAGTTCCATCACGGAAAACTACCGTTAGAACTCCTCTTACCTTGTCGTAACCAGCCGCTACTGTACGAGGGCGTTCTGGTCTGCTACTAGATGTTGGAACAACCGTCAGTGGAGCAGCAGCGGTGCCTTCATCTCCTTGAGGTCCTTTGTAACCAGGAATAATGAGTTCGCCTGTGTCATCATCTTCGTCGTAAGACTGGCGGTAAGAAGATCGGTCGACGTAATTTCCGTCTGAGTCAATGTAATACGCATCAGCATCAATACTCTGCGCTAATGCATCGCCAGCCTGATTGCGGCGGTTTGCCTCTCCAAAAGATTGTGGCTTGTAGTACTTGTCAATTTCGCCAAGGAACTCAATACCACCGAACTCTCCAGAAGATGCTGCTGTTGGGAGAGCGGTAAAGTTTTTAGATATCTGACCAAGTAGTTCGCCAGAAGACGGTATAGCAGTGCGTTGATTGCTCACTGCTCTACCGCCTACTGGACGTACCATTGTTTTATCCTAACAGATTAGGATGCTGTTGCCCAAGGAGTGATTGTTACTGCTGCTCCTGGTGCTACGTTGTTCTGTCCTGCTGCAAGTGACTGTGTCTTGATTGTTCCAGCAACTGCCACAACTGCACCTGTAAGACCTGTAAGAGCCAATGCTGTTGTTCCTGTGCTTGTAATGGTGAATGTGTTGTCTGTAAGACGTGTGACTGTGAAAGTTCCGTTAACAGTTGCGTCACCAGTGTTAGAAATTGTGACCTTGTTACCAGTAATAAATCCGTGTGATGAGTCTGTGATCGTTGCAACCGCAGAACCTGCTGTACGAGAAACTGCTGTTACTACACCTGCTGCATTTGTTGCTGCTGATGCGGTTGTTACAACTAGTGAAGCATCCTTCATTGCATCCTGTGCAAGTGCTGTTGTAAGTCCAAGTACATTAGGTACTAGTACGTAGTCAGTTGTGTCTCCTACTACATCTTCACCAGCAGAGTTTGCTGTAAATTGTGGGTATCCGCCCCATCCTGAAAGAGCGATGATGTGGTTATCTGCTTCTGGATCTAGACGGCCTGCTACTCTTGTTGTGACTGTTGTCGAAAGAGTTGCACTTGCTGCATCTGGACGGTCATCGTTTGGTTGAATAGGGAAGTTACCCCATACAAAATCAATTGCTACGTTACCTGCGTCATCGAGCAGGTTCCCGTTGTTATTTGTTGCCATGAATAGTCTGCTTTCTCTAGAGAAGTTAAAGCCTCATGCGCTTAGAGGCATGACAAGTCTACTTAAAATCATCACAATCATGGTCTTCAAGTTCATCTGTTTCTAGGACAGTGCGGCAGTCCTTGCATTTGAAGAATCTGACGTCATCTAGACCAACGTGTAAGGAATCAGAGTGATATTCGGCTTGATCCATCTGAGGACCTGCTAGAACTTCTGGAGGAAAAGGTCCTCTAGGGCTGTGAGCAGATGAAGGAATGGCGTGACCTTGTATCGCAAATTTGCGAATAACCTTCATCTATTCCTCTGACTTCTTAGCGGCTTTCTTCTTTGGAACTGAGAGTGCTTCAACAGCAGCCTCTTTAGCATCAGTGAGAGCCTGAGTAATATTTAATAGTCCCGCCTTACGACGATCTTCCAAGAAACTTGGCAGGTCTTTTCCGCAATAGTGTACAGATTTCTCTTTTGTTATGCGGTAGACGTACAGGGCATCGTTAGAACAATTTGCACACTTCATTACCACTCCAATCCATGACTAAACTTTTTGCTCTTAGTGTCCACATCGGCACCACCACCCATAGGTCCTGGTCGTGATGGCATTGGAAACATCTCGGATAATATTGATTTTTGATCTTCTGGAACATCTCTGTGTTCAGATAAGTTTTGAGCACGAGTCCAGAACTCTGGTGGATACATGCCGAAGTTGCGAAGAATTTGACCGTGAGCCTTTAAAGCAGGGATCTGCTTAGTGCGAATTGCAAAGTCTAAAATCTTCTTATCAATTGCTGATAGAGGATTTACTCGTGAGTCATACCCAGCATTAAAGTGGTTGTATGAATCATGATCACGAGATAAACCGCCAGCCATAGTTACTTCTTCTTTGGACGTGTTCCAGGAGCCGTTGGCTTTGCGCCCTTAGGCTTCACTGGAGTACGAGGGACCTTCGCCCCTGTAATTGGATGGGTTGCTGTGCTGTTCTTTAATGTGCCTGGCACTGGTGCTCCTGTCGTTGATGGGTTTATTGCTCCGCGTTTCCGATAACCAGGTACTGGTGCTCCAGTATTTGCTGGTGTCGGTTTAGTTTGTCGTGCAAGTGTTGTTTGTTCGGTATGGCGTTGCTGAACCATAGCAGTATCGTAATGCCTTGGACGTCTGGTTTCTTTCTCAGGTTTTGGAGTAAGGGAATCCAGAAGATTGGCAGCCGCTGAAAACGGATTCCAGTCTTTTGTTTGAAACTGCACGTCGCTCATAGATCTATCTTCCCTTAAATACGGGGTTCAGTCTTTGTGTCTGTTAAACAATTTTCAATGGCGATTAGTCTTTCGCCCATCTCTACGAAGGCCTCAAGCATCTTCTCTTGAGTCTGAATGACTAAGGCTTGGTTCTCGTAGAGGCGATCTACTCGGTCTTTGACCGTGGTGTAGCCACCATTCTGGCTTAACTCGCCATCCATCTTATTAAGACGCTCCATAACACCTGGAACTCTATCTCTACCTGGGGCGGCTTCTTCGCCTTCCCAGTCACGCATGAAGCGCTCCATCCACTGCATAAAGCGTTTTAGTCTTTTATAGAATGGGCTCAAGAGCACTCCGATGCTAATGAGAGCACCAGCGACAATGCCGATAGTTGCAAAGGTATTTGTCACTGGTGCGTCTCCTTTTAAATTACTTCTTGCCGAAGCCGTATGATGGATCTTTTGGATTTACAAACTTTGCTGCTGGTCCGAGTAGACCTGCAATAAAGGCGTTAGCCAAAATCTTCGGGTCCGAAATTCCTGACATGTAGAGCGCTGCTACTGCAGCAACAGATGCACGAAGCCAAGTTGCTCCTGCAGCCTTAAGTACGTTGATATCCATGTTTCTCCTTACTAGATGCCCTCG